TTTATCTAATTTTTCCATAAGATATTTTAATTCTCTTATTTTTAGTTTCATAAATTACAAGATTTATTTTTATAAATCAGAACTTTTATAAATGTGATAGCCTAATGAAACTCTCATTTTACGCCTTTGGGGTTCTCAGAGACATATCTTATTCGACCGTCACCACTTTGGCTAAGTTACGGGGTGTATCTGGATTGTATCCGCGTAATACGGCTAATTCGTATGACAGCAATTGTAAAGGAATTATATTTAGTATACATTGGTAGGTCTTATTTTTAGGGAGCATTATAGTATTTTCGCGGTCCAACGGCTCATTTGTAATGGTAAGGATATGACGAGTTCGGCTTTTCAGTTCTTCGTAGACATTTTCGTTTTTTTGCCAGTGTTTGTCTCGCGGGGCTAGCAATATAACGGGGAACTCTTCGTCCAATAAAGCGAAGGGTCCGTGTTTTAAACTACTAGACGAATAACCTTCCGCGTGTAAATACGCTAATTCTTTCATTTTTAACGACGCCTCTTTTGCACTATATTCGTCATACTCTTTCCCTAATATAAAACAATGGTCTTTAAACATAGGTAAATAGGGGATCACGTCTACTTTCAAGGCTTGCGCTATTTGTTCGCTTAATTGACCCAAGTCTTGTATGACTTTTCTATGGATGGATTGTAACCCTCGTTGTAATTGAGAAAACCACAACGCAATCATAGACAAGAGAACCACCTGTGACACAAACGATTTGGTAGACGCCACACCCACTTCTCTACCCGCGTTCAAATAACATCCAAAATCTACTTCGCGCGCGATCGCCGAATCCACTTTATTGATTACCCCGATTTTTATGTGGTCTTGTAACAAGTCTATACATTTATGTAGGTCTTTGGTTTCGCCCGACTGAGACACCAATAGAAACGCGCATTTCCCCTTAGGAATATCCGAGACGCTAAATTCACCGGCATCCAAACACTGGACACTTACAAAATTACACCAAGTTTTTATATATTTACAGCCAATACACGCCGAAAAATATGAAGTCCCACATCCTAACAATATAATATGTTGTATATCTGACAACAGTTCTTTGTTCAACCCGCCTAAAAAAATGGTCCCGTCCAAATGATAACGGCTTCCGTGGTTTGTCACGTGATGAATCGTTTGCGGTTGTTCGAATATTTCTTTTTGTGTCCAGTGTAAATAGGGTTCATGTGTATAGGAAAATAGTTCATCTGGTACGGTCTTTAATTCATACGTATGATGGGTGTTTATATGTATTGTATCTTGAACGTAGTCTATTTTACAGACGTCGTTTGATTGTAGTTCTATATAATGATTCATAATTCCACAAAACCCGCTGTATTCCGACGAGACTAAAGCAAACTCTCCGTTGTGGCTCACTAACAGGGGGCTTCCATGACGTACACAATATATAGTATGTTCTTCTTTTAAACATTGGATACATAATCCCCACGTCCCTTCCATCTTTCGTGTGACCCATTGTATGGACTCGAGGACGTTGTACTTGTGCGAATAATATTCCAATAAATTGACAATGACTTCGCTATCGGTTTGGGAATAAAATACAAATCCTTTGCTCGTCAAAAAGTCTTTCAGTATTTTATAATTTTCAATAATGCCATTGTGTACAAGCATAAACTCTCCATTTTGACTTCGGTGCGGATGGGCGTTTTCTATTGTTTTGGCGCCGTGGGTTGCCCACCGCGTATGCCCGATGCCGTTTAGAGAAGGCGGGTAGTCTATATTACTTAATTGCTGTACCGAATCTTGGGAAGCATATTTTTGTAGAGTCCATTGTCTTTGGTATAGGAGCGAGATACCGGCGGAGTCGTATCCCCTGTTTTGTAATTGCTTTAATCCATTTATAATAAAAGGCGAGGCTTCTTTCCCAATACAGGCGATGATACCGCACATTATATCTATATTTATATATATTTAATTTCTTTCTATAAACTAATGGACGAAGAATATACACAAAAAGGTGGAGAAGTGGAATCTTTTTTTTCTTATATGATTCAATTGTCTCAAAAAGATAAAAGCGAGTTATTAAACATAGTCCAGTATATCACGTTGGCGATTGTCCCCATTTCTTTGGTTGTAAAATTAATGAAAATGTATTTGCCTCCTTTTGACGATTACAAAGGAAGCCTTGAACTATTGATGGAGGTTATCTTACAATTGGTCGCGTTACTCCTATTGTTTTGGTTTATTCACAGATTTATTGTATTTATACCTACTTACAGTAAAGAATCGTATAGTTCGTTAAATGTATTTCATTTTATAATTCCCTTTATTTTTGTATTGTTTACGTTGGACACCACCATAAGCAAAAAAGCGAGTCTGTTGCTAAATCGCGTGTTCATTTATATCGGTATTGAAAAGGAAGCGATGCAGTCGCTGGACGACACGGAAGAGATTTACACCCCCCCGAGTATACAAGTGCCTTGTCCGGGACCTATGAACAATCCTTACCCGCAAAATACGAAAGAAGAGAACGGTAAAAATTACAACTATGAAAAACCGGACAAGGCACTTCCAAGAGAACAAGGACCTATGGCGGCAAATGAGGCGCTCGGTTTATATGCCTTTTAAGAAATCCATTTAAGTATAGTATAGTTATCTATATATGAACGAAGAACTGAGCGAATTCGTGAAAGAATTAGACGAAAAAAAAATGATAGATTTAAATTCGTCTATTATCAAAGCCTCTAAACAAGATATATTAAAACATATGGGATTTATTGGGAAAGAAATAAAGACCTATCAGACTCTATTGAAAGACTATAGGTTTATTGACGAATTGGATGAACTCTCGTTAGGGCATCACATTCGTTGGTTTAATATAACGCGACCAGACCATCTGGTTTTAAATAAAGGAGCCATGCTCACCAAAATAGAATATAAAAACAATGAAATTCTATTGTTATGTAAAGGATACAATAGACGATATTTTCAATTAAAGATGAACGACCTTATATTGTTTCAAAAATTTACATCCCAAGAAATAGTACTTATAAGCATCTTAGATTACATACAAGAGAATCATTCGGTGTAAGATTTCTTGTTTTACGGAAGGGTTTGATGAAATGTCGTTTTGTATTGGAACCAATATATTTATGTTTGCTAAATGTAAAATGATACAAAACGGGCACACTATGCTGAAACATATGTTTATTTAATAAAACATTTGTTTTTTGTTTGATTTTGTATATAGACTTGGGTATATCCTTATTATAATATTTTAATACATTAATACATTCATAAATAGATAATTGTTTTGTCATTAATATTATATATAGATAAAAAAATGAATAGACATATTATATTTGATTTAGATGAAACCATAGGTTTTTTCAAACAATTCGTATTCATCTTAAATATCGCGGAAGCCACGACTACCCCCGATTATGATATGTATTTTGAATTATTCGAAGAGTGTTTCAGACCCCATATATTCGACATTTTCCGCTTTATATTAAAAAAGCGTCAGTCTAAACACCTAAAATATATTATTCTTTATACCAACAATAAACAAGATTTTTTTATTCAAAAAGTGATTCGCTATATGAATAAAAAAACGAAAGCCGTCTGTTTTGATTATATCATTACGTTCAATACCAAACGGTTACATAAACACAAAAGTTATGAAGATTTATTACATTGTGTTCCTACGTTGTCTCGAAACGACGAATTGCTGTTTATAGACGATAAAGCCCATACGTATATGAAACATCCTAAAGTCGTTTATTTTAAATGTGAAAAATATATCCGCCAATGGACACGCGAACGTATACAAAAAACGTTAAGCTCTATATTAACGGATACAACCGTGGCACAAAAACTAAACGCCTACGTGTTTTTAGAAAAAGAACTTCCTAAAAGTATTTACGAAGGTATGAGTAAAAAAATGCTTCACACGATAGAAATATTCATATACGGAAACGCGTTGTTTTAAGGTTCGCGCACTAGGGTCGTTGGACTCTACGAACCTAGGCATCCAATAATAAGGGATTACATGTGTATTTCTTCCAAACGAATGGATAAACAGATCCATGTAATAACTTTTTTCGTTGGTGAGGTCGCTTCGGTTGGTATAGTCTTTTAGATGTTGCTGTATGATTAAATACCACGAATTCTGTGGACTACTTACACCATCACTGAACGCCTCTTTTTTGCGCCATACGATCGTAGACGGCAAAAGATCGCTCGATGAAATGGCTCGTCGCATAAATTCCTTTTCTGTGCGCCCCCTTCTATAAGAAATGGGGATAGACAAATAATAGGGGACCAAGTCTTTGTCTAAATATGGGGTCCTAGATTCCAGCCCGTGACTCGAGATACAACGATCGCTGCGAAGTACATCAAAGTAATGAATATCTTTTAATAATCGGACACATTCATTATGAAAGTCTTCGTTGCTTTTACATGCGTTAAAATACAAATACCCTCCCATCAATTCGTCTGCGCCGTCTCCGTTCAAGACGACTTTAAAGTCGCTGGTTTCTTTGATATATTTACCAATCAACCAATTCCCTACACTCGCACGGACGGTTGTAACATCATAACTTTCTATGTCTCGTATCACATTGGGGATGGCTTGTATAAACTCTTCTTGCGTCAAAACGACTTCGTGGTGGTTGCTTTTAATATGTTGGGCGACTAGATTCGCATAATATAAATCTTCGCCGCCTTTCATTCCGATAGAATAGGTCGTTAAGGTTTCGCCTTTTTCACGATAATATTTGGACGCAATCGCGCAAACCAAACTACTGTCCAGCCCACCTGACAACAAACAACATACTGGACGCTCGCTCGTGGTAAGTCGTTTTAAAACCGCTTTTTCTAATAAGTCATATACGTTTTTATAATGCTCTTCTTTGGTCGCCTCTGAAAAAGAGACCTTTTCAACATAATTCGATTGTTCCTTTTTCTTGAATCCTTCGTCAAAGTATGTAAATAGAGTATACGTACCCGGCTTCACTTGCTTGACGTAGGACGATTCTTTGGTAAGACTTTCTAAGACCGACGAAAACATATACCCGTCTTCATTCACACCTTCGTATAGCGGTTTAAGACCATAGGCGTCCCTTACTACGATGACGTTTTTTTGTAAGGCGTCGTAAAGTATAAACGCAAATTCGCCGTCTAGTTTTTCAAATGCTTTACACCCATATTCTTCGTATAAATGTAAAATGACTTCGCAATCGCTTTGCGTCTGTAAAGTATAGGGCGCCGACAGTTCTTTGTGATTATAAATCTCTCCGTTACAAATTAAACTATAGTGTTTATGAATGAGTGGTTGATTCGAGGTTTCGTTTAAGCCGTTGATGGCGAGGCGATGGAATCCCATATAGAGTTGTTCGTCAACCTTTGTAAATACATGCGATTCGGGACCCCGTTTTGAACCCATCTCGCTCAACATTTTCAATTGTTCTTCCCCTATACGATTGTTTAAGTACGCAAATAGGCCGCACATTAGGTTTACATATATTATTTATTTATATTCTTATTTATATGGAACAAAATCAACCCTTTGTCTCTCGATTGGGGTTTAGACCCACCGCGACCAAATACACCGACTTCAAAATACCCGACCCCCTAGTGGCTGAGACCACCAACCGACTGGTCGATTTAGAAAGCCAATTGCGTAATCAGACTATGGCGTTACAACGAGACTCGCAAGCGACCTATGTCCCGACCTCGCAAAGCGATTTATATCGTAATCCGATGCAATATACAAAAGAATATACGGCGTATACGCCGAGCGCCGACTATAAAATACCCTTGTGTAAAACCTTGGATCCTAACTTGTTTCATAATTCGACGCGATATTATTTAAAAAAAGAAATATAATATATGTATCACGATTACATAGCTAGAAAGATCCCAGTGCCTATTTCGTCCGAACGTTCATTTCTTACACACAAAGAAACCTTGACGCGTATCGTGAACCATATGGTCCAACCCAACGCAAATGACACGTATCCAGAGTATTATATTTATAAAGATCTATTGGATACCTTTACAGAACAATTGGTTCGTTTAGAGACACATTTAAACGAGCCACGCCCCATTGCCGACGTATCGGATTGTTTTATAGAAGAATATAAAATAATGTTTATAAAACAAAAACAAAAACCCGTTTTGGACTTATTAAAAAATAGAAATACTATATATGAAAACCTTTAAGTATTTAAAATGTCATCCTAAATATAAACACATCAAAACGTGCATCGACGACAAATTAATTTTAAACATGAGAGATATTTGGAATAAGCGTCATCCTGACAAAATAATATATTCCAAAAACATAAAACACATTGAGGCGCAATTGCGAAAGTATTTAAGTATATGTAAAGACCAAAAATGTTTATTGAATCGAACCTTGAAAAAGAAATTTAAACTATTCGCGCCTTACAGTCCAAAACAATGGGTGAAAGGAAAATCGGATTGGTTAGACAGTTTGGATATTATGCGCGTGATGAAACAATACGAAGAAGCCTATCCAACCTTTGAGTTCATTGGACCGTCGCCGATGGATTTCGACAGCAAACCCGACGGCGCCTGCGTGTGGCCTGAACTATGCCATTTTAGTATAAAAAAACAACTCGCAAAAAAAAAGAATAAAATAGGCTTCATATTTAATACAGACCCGCACTACGAAGAAGGTTCGCATTGGGTATGTATGTTTATGGATTTAGACGAGAATTATATCTTTTATTTTGATTCAAGCGGAGCACCACCAACCGACGAAATCAATGCGTTTATAGAGCGCGTATTGACCCAATGTAAAGCATTAAATCGTGATATGCGCGTATATAATAATAAAAATATGAAACACCAATACAAAAGCGGTGAATGTGGAATGTATGCGTTATATACCATCATTACTATATTAGAACATACGCACAACATTCAATATTTTATGAAAACAAAAATACCGGATATAAAAATGAATCAATATAGGGATGTAGTGTTTAATGCGTTATGAACCTATAAAAACAAACGATTTATGTCTATAATGGAAACCTTATGGAACGAATGTTTAAAGCATAATTTGTTCTTGGGGTTTTCAGAAGATGAACTCCCAAACGTACAATCTTTATTTGAACAAACCTATGAAGAAAATAGAGACACCACATCGCCAGAATTTATATCTATATTCAGCACGAAATTGAAACAAAAGAAATTCAACTATAAAGATTTAATCGTTGAAAACAAGCCGACTATCATTGATTTTAGCGACAAGGCGGAAGAAGAACCAATTGCCGACATAGACCGACTGATTTCCGAAAAACAAAAAGAACGCGAACAACTGTATGCAAATCATACCCCGAATCCTGCCCAGAGTCCTGGACCGAATCCTGTCTCGAAGCTTGCCTTGAGTCCTGTCCCGAGTCCTGCCCCCCAGGCGGTGTCTCAAGAACATTATCAATATCAAAATAAGATATTGGAGCAAATATTAGAATCTCAAATTAAAATATTAAAATATTTACAAAAAAAATAACTTATATGTATAATGAAAAATAAAATACATACGCTATTATTTATAGGTTTTTTTTGTGTTTTATTATATTCGGTGCTGTATTTTATAAAAGAAGGTTTTACTGAAAACGATAGTTACGGACAATGGGAATTGTTGTTGAGACAAAGTTACAACGAACAGTTTACAAAAAGTCCATTCGGTGGAACAGGGACGTCGGTCAACCTGGATGCGTTATATGATTACAACGGTAAAATAACGGAGCCAAATTATTACAATCACAAATTATTATCGTCCTATGATTTTAGTAGTAATATTATATTTAAACTAAATATATATGACTTATACGAAGACACGTCGCCCTCCTCTACTATGACTTGGAGTCAGCAATTTTCTAGCCATTTGCCGGTCGGCGTGGTGAATCGCGGTACTACGTCCACCTTTAAGGGTATAGAAAAGGGGACCACGACAGACTTTGTATTCAAGCAAGCGGGAGAAGATAATTATATTCTAGGAGCCTCGACCGAATATTTAGGCGATAATAAAATACCCGGAACTTCCGAAGATACCTTTGTCGAAAAAACGGAATTATATTTATGGAATCCGCGCCCTAAAAATAAAAATACATTTAATGGTGATTTCTCTAAATGGGAAATTCAAAAAGTGGATATGGACAAGACCGCGCATAAACTCTTTTGGAATAAGAGCGAGGGTATTAGCGGAGAAATAGACGAAGAAGACGCGCGTTACTCTTATTGTTTTGGTAAGTTAAGATGTAATGATAATACATATTCGCCTATCAAAAACACGAATGGTACGTACAAGCCTTATTGTAACTCGGACGCAAGTAATAATCCCGTTTATTGCGAAGGATCGTTTTTATACAATACAGATTCCGCTTCATTAAAAAATGTATCTATGGGTACGTTAAGTTATGATATGATGGGCAAATATGCTTCTTATAAGGATCTAAGTAATAGCTCTCGTTTTAATTTATTTAGGGGTTTAACTACCCCATACGAGAAAGATTATATCGACCCCGAAATTAGCGGCAACGATATCATTATAAATGAAAACAATAATAAGACTACGTTCCATATATGCGATTTTTTAGACAATCAGAATCTGGACAATGGAACCAATCTACAAGAAGAATGCCAAGCGGAACGTAAATCTATAAAAAAGAACGGCAAAAATTGTATTGCCGATTTCGGAGACACCATAGATTCCAAATATGCAAACTACGTTTGTGAGAAAAACGAACGATGTATTGGGTATAATTGTGGTTCTAATTTTGGTTCATGTACACCGACATTATTATAGTCTATTATTATAATGAAAATCCTCTGGTTATTATTTATTTTTGTTTGTATAAGTTTTTTAGTGTATAAAGAACCTATGTCTGTTTTTAATAGTTCTTTAACTTTTTCATTGCCTACAAAAGTGGATAGATACGATTGTAGCGACGCAACGCATAAATATTGTTACAACGGAGATTTAATTAAAAAAGATATATTTGGAAATAACGTGGCATTAGAAGGGGAAGAGTACTTACATGGTACAACCTATACACACCAAGAACGCCCCCGCGTTTATATAAAAGATTTTAATACAACCGATCCAAAGGGTTCTAGTAAAACGCGCGATGTGTTTTATGACCCCTATAAAACATGTAATCACAATTATCCTTGGCGTTTAGACCTGAGTTCAAATACTATAAGCAACCACGCGTGTACGTCTACAAAAGATATAGAGAACTATAATACATGCGTGAGTTATGAAAAGCAATGTCCGTTCAAAGATATTTTAATGGAAGAGACCATTCAATACGTGGCATACGATTGCTCCGATGGCGCCAATGTAAAGAAGTCGTTAACCGACGTAGATGCCGAATGGGTGACGAATACAATGGAAATAGGGACATATAAAGATACCTCTAAACGTGCGCTGAATGTTTACAAAGGTAGAAAAAATGCCAAAGGCGAAAACTATGACTCGGAAAAATGTAGCGAAGCTTGTACGGGTTATAACTATTATGCTTTACAACACGGAAACAGAGGCAATCCGCAGTGCTTTTGTGGAAATTCACTTGAGCAGGCGACCCAATACGGACCCAAAACATGCCCTAAAACAGGCGGCAGCTGGTGTAATTCTATTTATAAAAATGTATGCGGATTTAAAACGGTGGATAGTCAAGAATATTCGAATTCTTGTTATAAAGAAAAGGATATGTGGGTAGTGAATAATATGACGCCCGTCGAGGAGAAATGTAAACAAACTTGTTCGACGTCGTATTACACCACCCCGAAAGGAGATGTGTCCAATTGTTTTTTATACGAAGCCCAAGCCAGCTACGAATATGATTTTTATAAAGGTACATCTAATACACCTCCTACAAACCCCCTTTTTTCTGCCTATAAAGACGTAAGTAAACGCGAAGAACTCGAAGAAAATGATATCGTAAAAATTCGTAATTCACCCGTAACCTATTCCGTGCCTTTGTGTAGCGAAGAAAAGCCCTTTTACGCGAACCACGAGTGTCGTCCGAAAGATACAAAGGAGATCGACAAATCTTGTAATGAGACTACACCGTATAGGGTAAACGGATTATGTGTAGATGGTGATACAGCCTTAGAGGCGATTGAAAATGGATGTAATCAAAAAAAACCGTATAGAAAAAACAATATATGTTATGCTTCTCCGGAAGATTCCGCGTCTGAACAATATACGTTTAGTCATTCTTCTGGAGAGAATTGTTATGTAAAGGAAGTAGACTATGGTATATCATGTGAAAATATGTACAGTATCCAATCGGATATATCTATGTTATATAATCCGATTACAAACAATTATATTGGAGATTTACATACGGGCGATTATTCTTATATAGATTGTACAGGTACTTTGACCAAGTGTATGAAAAATTTTCCGTATGAAAAAAATGACAAAAACGAATATGTCTTGCCGATGAAAACCTATGCCTCTGTGGATAAAAATATTCCGGTCTACACACGAGCACCCGATTATATTGAGCCCGCGTTTACAAAATACACCAACCCCTATAATTCAGATATTCAACATAGTTTATTCATTCAATGTAAGCATAATTATTCCAAACGTTCTCCAAAAATAAATATGTGTCCTGAGCAAATGCCTATTTGCGAAGGATACGAAACCGACCAACAATTTGGTTTATGTAAAGAGACAAAACATGCACCCCAAAGCGTCGTAGCGTCTAGTAGACATGTTTTGACGTGCAAACATAACTATGACGCCAACAAAGCCTCCCCCAACATGTGCCCGTATACTTTACCCTATTGCGAACAAAACGAATGTAAACAAAGTAGTTTATATAATTTGATTGCCATTTAATACCCCAATCTCTTCGCCCGTTTCTTTTATAAATACTTTAGGAGGGGTGGTGCGATAGTCTATGACGACCAAGGTTGATACCCCGTTGAATAAGAGCTCTTTTTCAACAAATAGATTGTCTTCGACTTTTTTCTTGACGGGTGCCTTTTTATAATCTAACGCATAGGCGTCTTTGTCTTTTTTATTATTTTTTGGGAATTTAAAGCATTTCTGCTTCGACGGCAAACAATCTATGGCGCTTTCTTTCAGTGTACTTAAAAACGATTCGGCTAATACTTTCTTTTCTTCCATTATTTTAAGTAAAAACTCATCCGTAGAAATGTCCTTTTTATCCTCTTTTATAGAAGAGATATAAAGATATACTTGGACGTTTTGTTCCTCTTTATCCAATCGGTTATGACTACAAATTCTTCTTGCCCGACCAATCACTTGTTCCAACCGAACATTGTGCCAATAAGGTTCGGTAATATGTACGTAGCGCACGTTTTGTAAATCAATGCCTTCCGCGCCAGAAGACGTAATCATCAATACGTTGATAAGAGAACCGTGTAAATTATCGGTCTCTTTGTAGAGGTCTTTTAATCTGGTCTGGATAGCCGGAGATAATTTGGATAGGTCGCTATTGTAGATATTTCGTATAATTTCCTTTTCTTCTTTTTCTTCCGTACCGGTATACAAGGCAAATACCCGCGTTTCAGTGTAAGACGTTTCTGGATAAATGCCGTCTAATTCTATCGTGTAGCTACCCGCTCTCGTTTTAACTAGAACCAATTCTCTAAATCCTTGATATTTCAACAATTGGCGCATCATCTCGATCCCTTCAATGCGTCTAAAACTACTGTATAACAATTGGCACGTATTTCTATCGCGTATAATATGTTCCAAAATAGAATGGAATTTAGGGCTATATTTCATCAATCCCATTTCGCTGTCTTCGTTGGGTTTATCAAAGGCTTTGGATACGAACGAAAGTAGTTCGTTAAAGAAAAGGGTATTTCTATTTAAACTCACCTTTTTCAAAAATGTTTTAATATCGCTATCATACGATTCCGCGCCTTTATTTAGAACCCGATCACCGTCTTCTTCCACACCATCCGCTCGTTTTAACCGATCGTTTAGTTGTATATAATCAAAATCGTCTTCGGTCATTTTTTTAAAATCCGGGAAGGGACGCTTTATGTCGTTGTCGAACACGAAATTACACGCGGCGCGCGTAAACACTTTGTAACTGCCATCTTTTTGGTCGCTCTTTGTGGATTCTTTCTTTTTATATTGTTCATATTCTTTTTTCTGGTGGGAACTCATAGGTATGATTTCTGTCCGCATAGGTTCAAGCCGAGGCATAAGGGATGTTTTGTCTCCTAAATAAGAAATGAGACCCGCGATTCTGGTTTGAAAAAATTCCTTGTTGTTTATCACCCTCAAACCGCCTTGCTTTTGTACAAACAAGCTATTGAACTCTTTTTCTTCGTCGGGGATTCTCTTGTATTTATGAATATGGATTTGTTTGATAGGAATACTTTTTAACGCAAGTTGTAAGACGTCTTTAAAGTCGGTGTCGACGTACAATGCCGGGTTTTCGTATCGGACTTCTCCTGTAGACGTGGCGACGAATCCATACGGGTTCCGCACGACATAAATGCGGTCTAATTTATAATCTATACGATTGTAATCTTCCAACGTTCGCAACGCGTCTTTCAGTATTTTTAGTTCATATTTTTTGGTTAAAATAATTTCATATTCGGTCGTATAGCCTGATACCAAATTAATCATAATACCTAATTCAGACGGAGCGTTTATATAAGGCGTACCCGACAACAAAACCACTTTACAATTTTGTGCGTCCATTATACTTTCATACATGTCAGTAGAAACAGATGTTTGTCCCGCCATTAGCTTATTATTTATGCGGCTTATAAAATTGTGGGCTTCGTCTACTACGATTACACTATTGTGGAACGGATTGGTTTTGTGTACTTGTTTCATCTTTTCCCAAGATTTTTTATTGACGCCATTGTAATTTATAAAATTATATTTCATAGAAATCAACACACGTATTAATTCTTGGATTTGTTGCTTGTCTTCCTCTTTCAAAGATTCATAATTGGGTCTGTCTTCTTCTATCAACCAAATACCCTTGTGTTTTTTCATATAACTTTCAAGTAAGGTTCGGTCGTGGTCTAAGAATAAATAGTCTTTAAACAATTGAAACACCATTTCGCTATCGTGTTTGACTTTCTTCCAATGATGCTTTGTTTTAAATAATTTGTCTCCACAAAAAGACATTTGATTCCTATAGTTTTCTTGTAGCGAGGCGGGGGTCAATATAAATATCTTTTTGTCATGTTTCATTCCTTCTAAAATACCAATCGAACTGCAAGTTTTACCCGAACCCAGACCGTGGTATAACAACAGACCTCTATAGGGTGTATAACTATTTAAGTAAGATTGAACGATTTTCTGATGTTTTAACATAATAAAATCGGAGGATTTGTCGCAACTATCCACTTCGTCGTCTTCGTTGTATAAATCTTCTAATAAAGAGTGGACGGAATCCATAAATCCATATTGGCGGTCTAAATAGAAGTCTTTCTTTTCTATTTTGAATACATCGGGGGTATATAGCGCATAGTCTTTTAACAATTCGTTGTCTACATCTACCAGAACCGGCGCCTTTACAGGTTTGTCGACACGCTCTTTGGGCTCGGTTTTTGCCCACGCTTTGATTTCAGGCTGAGTCAATATGATTTTACCCGATAATACCATCGGCTTTTCTGCAAAAAAAGACGACAATTCATTCAAAGATAATTTATATAAAGAATTCATCACTCGTATAAACGCGTTTAACTGGCTTAATTCGGGGTTCTTATAAACAAGTTCCACCGATTGGTTCATATTATTATATTACTATTTTTTATTAATTCATTTACACATTTAATCACATATAATTTTTCTACGTTATACGGTCGAATGAACAAGACACATTCGTCGTAAGTACACCATTTCATATTGCCTATTTCGCTTTTTTGAAATTTCGCACGATATAGTGTAAACGGCATAAATCCAAGATAATATTTATGCTTATACGATTTTAAATTAGATCCTGTGAATACTTCTTCAAACGGCACCAAATTATGCATCAAGACGATATGTTGTTTAAGATAACCGGTTTCTTCGCTAAATTCCCTTAAGGCACACTCGACGTCTTTTTCTTTGTAATTTCGTCGTCCTTTTGGAAACCCCCATTCCGGTAACACCCACCCCGATTTTCGAAACAAATAGGCTTTATGTTTTAATACAAACAGCATTTTCTCTTTATGTCTAAGGTCAAATGGTATATTCTTTTCGTTCCATAATTTAGTCCATAAGGTTTCGTAATTATGGTTTAAAATTTGGTCGATTTCATAATCCGTCATTTCTTGGATAATATTTTTTAAATGATACTCGTTGTATTCGTTGTATTTACCCCGCAAAAAATCTACATACCCTAATGAATCTTTTCGCTGTATTAATAAATATTCGACGACGCCTTGACGTATCCGATAACATATGACGCCCAAGCTTGTGATGGGTCGCTTACAATTATAAAATAAATGTCCATAATTTTCGCAATTGTTGCATAAAGGTTTAGGTTTACCTATCATAATTCTTATTATATTTTATTATTTATATGATTACTATAAATATAGATATCGTGTTCCAATATTTATATTTTATTACGCGTCAATACCAGCCCAGCGTCCCCAATAAAAAGAAAATAAAACAACTGATAGAATGTATGCCCTATTTTTTGCCCACCCACAAAGACCAACAATTATTTTTTGAATTGTTTCAGCAAAATTCGATCGCCAATTACGACACAAATGACGCGATGGTTATATATGGGTATATCATTTACGAAGAGTATCACAAGCGTAAACAATTGCCTTATTTAGATCGTCATCATTATATTCTACATTACGACCATATCATGTTTCCAACGAAAGAGCCTTCTTATTTAATCTTTTGTATTGTAATAATTTGTCTCGCCTTTATATATGTCTATTAAGCTATGGATTATTTTTTTTACGGGATTGTGTATGTACGACTCCTATCATGAGCATTATTATTTTAAACGTTTAAAAACCTATCAAAAATATTATAAAATGGTGGGGATCGCGGTATTCGGGTTAGGTTTATACGCGATGATAAACAAGGGTGGGCATATGGATTCGGCATCTGTGTTGAATAATTTTATCAAAGTATTGCCTATCGATCGAGACACCAAAGACATGTTTACCCCGTTTATACCCAACGCGAGCGAACATAAAATGTCTACGTCGGGCACGTCTACGACCACAAAAAGCAAGCGGAGCGTCAGCGAAACCAAGAAGAAATATGTCGCCTCGTTACAAAACTGGTTATGTGGCGATTGTCAGAAACAATTGCCGGCTTGGTTTGAAGTAGACCATACAACCCGTTTAGAACATGGTGGTACAAATGAAATCAGTAATTTAGTCGCCCTTTGCCGTGATTGCCACGGGAAAAAAACCTCGTTAGAAAATATGTCCTAATATATAATGATTGAAATTATACTGTTTTTTTTAGTCGGTTACGCTATAATACTACTAAATCCTTATAAAATAATGGACTATATATACGCTCCCATTATTTTGTTCTTTTGTATGGGCGGAATATATTTATTCTTTTCTACCAAGAGTACGATGGATCTGTTTGAATTTTCGAAACAAATACTTACATATCTCTCTATTTTTTTAATCTGGATTATTTTATTTTATGTAGCTCGCGCGGTTTTATTGTATTCGATGCGCCGTTCTTTCTTCCTGGTGTTCTTATTTTATATGGTCGTTACGGCAATTATATATAAGATGGGTGCATCGCCGGGCGCCGCGGACGTAAACGACCTTTTACAGCTAACGCGATACTTGATTTTTTATATTCCTTGTTTGTTTGCCGATACGATTGAGTATTTTGTAGAAGACGCGAAAAAAACAAACCAAACCACCTATATTCTGGGATTTCTGCTCCTTTTACTGATAGTCTATTTTTTTTATCCGATTCGCCACACCGACGGTCGCTTGCTGATTGACGGTAAAACAAAATTAAATAAGAGCGTATTGAGCCTTAATTTAGAAGAGGTTCAACCCCTAGAAGGATTTAGGTCTCTCAGTGACAAAGATTTAGAACGAGATACATTACCTACGTTAGAACTTTCGCCCGACTTAGAATGGCTGAAAGATTTATATCTATCTTTGAAATATGATTTCTTTATGATTCCGAAAGACACAGACCAAGTGACCGGGAAACCTCTCTATACGTATCAATATGGTATGTCGTTTTGGTTGTATTTAGAATCCGAGGTGTTGGCGGAGACACGAGACAAAGCCTTAATTATGAGTTTTGGTTCTAGACCTTCTATGTTTTACGATTACAACAGAAAACAACTCATTATAGAAGTAACGGATTATGTGGGGTCTGAATTCAAACAAACCCGCGTCTATTATTCGTCGAATATATTATTTCAAAAATGGAATCATATCGTTATGAATTACGTGAACGGACAATTTGACTTATTCATAAACAATGAATTGGTTGCCACACAGTCGAACATAAGCCCCTACATCAACGCAACCGACCTTTTACAGGTGGGTTCAGTTGAAAATTCCGACTTGGGCGGTATAAGTCAATTCAGATATTACGACACACCGTTGTCTCAAGATAAAATAAAAAAAATCTATTCGGATTATAAAATAACCGATTAATATATGTTCTCTTTTCATTTTATGCTTATTTCTGCGTTTGTCATACTTACGCTCTATGTACTTTTTACGAATCAAATCGGTACTCGTAGTAAAATTGTAATTGTAGTATTTTTAGCTATTTTAGGTATCGTCCTTATGAACCTAACGAATTATTCCAATGCCTTGGTGTCGTCGTCTAAAGACGCCAAACAAGTCATTCTTATACCCAAAGATAGTCTTCTAAAATCTAGTGGAAATTACTCGGTATCTATGTGGATATACATCGAAGATTGGAACTATAAATTCGGCGAAAAAAAAACGATTTTCCGGCGCGAAAGCAACTCAAAAAAACCCCATATTTATTTGGATCGCTATAAAAACGACGTTATAATTGATTTTGTAGTCAACGCCATTAGCGGAGAAGAGTTAACCCTCACAGATAATTACGACAAATCATTGGAATGGTGTATAAACAATAGTGAACTAGACTTGAGTGAAAGTATACAATGCGATTACGATTCAGCAGAAGGAAAATATATGCCCAAAGAAAACGGGGTCAGTTGTAAAAATGGTTCTTATCAATGTTTAGACGGCACCGCACCCGACTTGGACGATATTACATGCTTACAAAAAGACAATGAACAAAGCGCCACCTTAAAAAATGTGCCTTTACAAAAATGGTTTAATATAACATTTGGATTTGGAGACAATCATACAGATATTTATTTAAATGGTAAATTGGTTCAAACCAAATCATTCTCAGGCGTACAATATACATCCGAACAAAACGATTTTCAAATTTGTCCAGACGGCGGATATAGTGGCTCGATTTCAAATACCCATTATTTCAATTATTTGGTGTCTCCCGACAAAGCCTTCCGTATTTACAAAGAAGGACACCAAGACGTTGTGGTCGGTTCTTTATTTGGTAAGTATAAAACAGCGGTTACCTTTTACGAAGATAATAATGAAAGAGCGAAATATTATATCACCTAATTATAATGTCTAATGTAAC